TAGTGGAGTTCAGTGTCGGTTTGGGGCTCGCAGTCCTTCCTGCTCCGGGCACAACAACCCAATCACGACTCCCTTCGGCCCCCGCGTTAACGTCCCTCCTGCAAGCCAGCCCAGCGCTCAACCTTCAGGAGTCAGCCAGTCATGGCCCAGGATTACCACCACGGCGTACGCGTGCAGGAGGTGTCGGACACGGTCCGTTCTATCCGCACGATCGACACCGGCATCATCGGCATGGTCGTCACCGCTGATGACGCGGACGCCGACGCTTTCCCGCTCAACGAACCCAAGCTCATCACCGACATCTACGGCGCGCTCGGTAAAGCCGGCAGCACCGGCACCTTCGCCCGTTCGCTCGACGCCATCAAGGACCAGACGCGCCCGCTGATGGTCGTGGTGCGTGTGCCCGAGGCCGAGTCCGAAGCGCAGCAGACCGCCAACATCATCGGCGGCGTCACGCTCGATGGCCGCAAGACCGGCATACAGGCACTGCTCACCGCGCAGAGCCGCTGCGGCGTGCGCCCGCGCATCCTCGGCGTGCCGGTGCTCGACAACGCGGCCGTCACCAACGAACTCATCACCGTCGCGCAGGCCACGCGGGCCATGGTCTATGCCGGCACGCATTGCGACTCGATCGAGGACGCCGCCGACTACCGCAAGAACTTCGGCCAGCGCGAGCTGATGCTGATCCACGGCGACTTCACCGCGTTCGACACCGCCACGCAGCGCATCGACGACGCCTACACCGTCGCCCGCGCACTCGGCCTGCGCGCCAAGATCGACGCGGAGGAAAGCTGGTCGCGCTCGCTCTCCAACATCGTGGTCAACGGCGTCACCGGCATTGCGCAGAGCATCAGCTGGGATCTGCAGGATCCGAACACCGACGCCGGGTATCTGAACTCGCACGAGATCACCACGCTCGTGCGCCGCGACGGCTTCCGCTTCTGGGGCTCGCGCACCTGTGCGCCGCAGAACGGCGACTTCATGTTCGAGACCTACACGCGCACCGCGCAGGTACTCGCCGACACGATCGCCGAAGCGCAGTTCGAAGAGATCGACACGAAGATGCTGCCGGTGCGCGTGAAGCACATCATCCAGAGCATCAACGCGAAGCTGCGCGCCATGACGCGCGAGGGCGATCTGCTCGGTGGCGAAGCCTGGTTCCCCGAGGACATGAACGCGCCCGAGATCATGAAGAGCGGCAAGCTCTGGATCAGCTACCAATACACGCCGGTGCCGCCGATCGAAAACCTGATGCTGCGCCAGACGATCACCGACAGCTACCTCGTCGACTTCGCCGCCGCCGTTGCGGCCGCCTAAGAAAGGAACCCGCAATGGCACTCGCGAAAGTCCTCAAGTTCTTCACCGTCCATGTGGACGGCATGGGCGGCGTCGGCGAATACGAGGAGATCAAGCTCCCCGATATCGAGTTCGAGATGAAGGACTACACCGGCGGCGGCATGATTTCGCCGGTGAAGATCGACATGGGCCTGAAGGCGCTCGAAACCGAACTCACCGCCGGCGGCTGGATGCCCGACGTGCTCGCCACCATGGGCCGCCGCACGCTCGATGGCGTGCCGATCATGTTCCTCGGCTCCGTGCAGAACGATGCAAGCGGCGACATCGACGCCGTCGAAATCCACATGCGCGGCCGCATCGAGAAGGCCGAGCGCGACGCCGCGAAGCAGGGCGACATCAACAAGCAGAAGTTCAAGTTCACGCTCGCCTACTACAAGGAAGTGTGGAACGGCGCGGTGAAGGTCGAACTCGACCCGCTCAACATGATCTGCGTCGTCGGCGGCACGGACGTCATGTCGCAGCACAAGACGAACATCGGTCTGGGCTGATCGCCCGCCGCTCCCTCTCGCAGCGGCGGGCGGCACCTCTGCCCGCCGCGCTCTTCCACGCCCGCATCCGAACATCATGAACAACACCGAACTCGACACCCAGGCCACGCCCAAGACCGAAGAAACCGTCACGCTCACGCAGCCGATTCGCCGCGGCACGGTCGTCATCGACACGCTCACCATCCGCAAACCCAAGCCGCTCAACCTGCGCGGCATGAAGGTCGTCGACATCCTGCAGCTCGACGTCGACTGCATCGTCACGCTCGCGCAGCGCGTAGCCACGCCGCCGCTCACCGACCTCGAAGCGCGCAATCTCGACCCTGCGGACCTCACCAAGATCGGCGTGGCGGTGCAGGGTTTTTTCGTCGATCCCTCGACGCTGGAAGCGGTCAACGCCTGATCAACGACGTCGACGAGGCCATGGCCGATATCGCGCTCGTGTTCCACTGGCGCCCCTCGGACATGGCCGACTTCACGCTCGAGGAACTCTCCGCGTGGCGCGAACGCGCCCGCGTGCGCTACGAGGTGAATGATGGGTGACAAGCTGCGGCTTGAAGTCGTGCTCGCCGCGGTCGACCGCATGAGCGCCGTATTCCGTTCGAATTGCGCGGAGGCCCGCACGCTGTCCAAAGCTGTCAGCGAGAACCGCAGGGCGCTCAAGGAACTCGGCGCACAGCGCACGCAGATCGACACGTTCAAGGCCACGAAGGAACAGGCCGTCGCGCTCGCCGAGCGCATCAAGACCAATCACCTCGAACTCGCGAAGCTGCGCACGGAAGCCGCTGCCACGCAAGCGCCGAGTGCCGAGCTTGCGAAGCGCATGGCCGCGCTCGACAAGGAAACGGCCAAGCTCTCGGCGCAATACGGCGGCATCCGGACGAAGCTCAATGACCAGCGCGCAGGACTGCAGCGCGCGGGCCTTTCCACGCGCGACCTCGCATCCGGCCAAAGCCAGCTCAACGAGAAGATGCGCACGGCCACGGCTGCGATCGACACGCAGCGCGCGCAGCTCGATAAGCTCAACACCATGCAGCGCCGCGCGGCGGAAGCCGCCGGCACGCTGCAGAAGCGCCAGGCGCTTGCCGCGCACACGAGCATCGCCGGCTACGGCGCCATGCACGTCGGCAAGGCCATGCTCGGCGCGGCACACCCCGCCATCGACGAAGCGAAGCAGTTCCAGACGGAGGAGACGCGCATCCGCGCGCTCGGCCTCGGCGAAGCCGCGAGTCAGGACGCCATCAAGTACGCGAAGGCGATGAAGTCGTACGGCACCAGCACCACCGAAAACCTCACGCTCATGCGCGACGCGATGACGGTGTTCGCCGACGAGCACCACGCCGAAATGGTCACGCCGCTGCTCGCGAAGATGAAGTTCGCCAACAAGGCGATGTACGGCGAGCAGGGCGGCGCGGACCACGACAAGCAGTTCATGGACATGCTCAAGGTCATCGAACTGCGCGGCGGGCTCGCGAGCAAGGAAGAGTTCGAGAAGCAGGCGAACATGGTGCAGAAGGTGCTCACCGCCACGGGCGGGCGCGTCGGCGCCGACGAATGGCTGCAGGTCATCAAGACGGGGGGCCTCGCCGCCAAGGGGCTCGACAGCAAGGCGTTCTACAACCAGCTCGAACCGCTCGTGCAGGAGATGGGCGGCGCCAGTGTCGGCACCGGCATGATGTCGCTGTATCAGAACCTGTATCAGGGCAAGACCACCACGCGCGCCGCGCGCAACATGGAAAAACTCGGCCTCATCGGCGACATGTCGAAGGTGAAGCACGACAAGGCTGGGCAGGTTTCCTACATGGACCCCGGCGCGCTCAAGGGCGCGGATCTATTCCGCACCGACCAGTTCCGCTGGATGAAGGAAGTGCTGCTGCCGCAGCTCGCATCGAAGGGCATCACCGAACAGAAGGACGTGCTCGATGCGATCGGCTCCATCGTCACGAACCGCAAGGGCTCGGCACTGCTCTCGCAGATGTACGTGCAGATGAAGCAGATCGAGAAGAACGCGAAGCTCAACGACCACGCGGACGGCATTGAAGAGATCAACGCCAAGGCGAAGCAGACTGCCAGCGGCAAGGAAGAAGAGCTGCTCGCCAAGAGCCACGACGCGTACCTGAAAGTCGGCAACATCGCGCTGCCGATCTACACACGCGCGCTTGAACTCGGCGCAAAGGCCATGGAGAAGCTCTCCAGCTTCGCCGAGAAACACCCCACGCTCACGGCCGGCATCATCAAGGTGGCGGTCGTGTTCGGCGGGCTTCTCGCAGTGCTCGGCTCGGTCGCCATCGGCCTCGGCGCCATCATCGGCCCCTTCGCGTTGATGCAGTACGGCGTTGCGATGCTTGGCGCCAAGGGCGTCTCCGCGATCAGCATGTTCGCGAAGCTCGGCAGCGGCATCGGCAAGCTCGGCGGCGTCGTCATGAACGTGGGGCGCGTCTTCATGGCCAACCCGATCCTGCTCGTCGTGGC